CATCAGCTTGTAGGCTCTTTCTTCCATCATTGATGCGTCAGAGGTGGGCGCACCCTTGTGACGCCCAAGGCAATGGAAGTGGTCAATGAATGCCGCTCTCATCTCTGGGTTCTTTGCCTTCATAGAGCGCAAGCTGTTGATTACGGCGTCAACGTCAGCTCCCCATGGCGTCTCAACTAGCATCTTGCCGCCCTTTTCCTGGATTTTAGCTGCAGCTTGAGTGATGCACATAGCGTCCCGCTCTCTGGTAGAACCTGGTGACTCGATTGCGCCAACAGAAACCCAGTCGGTATTGCTGTTGACAGCCCTTGTGGCGGATGCCCAGATCCTGGCATAAATTGCATCCTTGTCGAGTTCTGCAGAAACGAAGCCGACAATCAGCCCCTCGCAAGCCAGTCTGACGAAAGCGTGGACAGCTAGTTGCGTTTTCCCGATTCCAGTTCTGGCCGCAAGCGTGAACAGTCTTCCACCAGCATCTTGGCCTGGGCGGCGCACACCACCCTCCATATCTATGTCCATTGCCATGATACCCGTGCTTACCGGCTCCTGCTGCCCCCTGGCGTTGATGATCTGATTCAGGATACTTGCATTGTCGTCTGCAAAGAGATCCTCCACGGCGTCTACAGCGTTGCCTTGGTTGCCAATAGAACCATGCAACATGCCCAAGCATTCCATGAGCCTCTGTTGTTGGAACTCGATCTGCTTTTCGAGCTTGCCTTTTGTCCTTTCGGCTTGAGTGGCAGCGTGCTGGGTCTCTTCGTAAACGGCTCGCACCCTTGCTTGTCGCAAAAGGTCTAGGGCGACGTTCCATTCTGAGTTGGCATCGCCGTATGCTGCCATTGTCTTAGTGTCTGATAGCTCGCTAATTGTCTGATTGAATTCAAGAGTCCCAACTATTCGACTGCCTTCATTCAGCTCTGCATATTTTCGGATCAAGACCTCGCGGCTGATTAGTGAGCCATCGCGCTCTCCCGTGAAGGTCAGGTCAATCTCTCTGCCAATGGCCTTGAAGACGTTTGTCGACCACATGGTTTCAGGAATGTTTTGACCATGGCCGATACCAAAAGCAATCCTCAGGTCAGCCCAAAGTTCTCTCGCGAGGCCGCTAGGGGAGGAAAGGACGCGGCAAAGGACGATGGCTTCCTGGTCGGTGGTGTCGTCCTCTTTTGCTGTAGTGGTGGGCTGGATTTTCTCGATGATACGGGCCATGCCCATGATAGTTTCGACTTCTTCTTTCTTGCAGCCAGTGATCTTGTCCCCTGATGCCTCGAGAAGCCCCAGGTCAACTGCTTTTTGAATGTAATGCGGAAATGTCATAGGTTAATCAGGGAGGGGTGTTTTCACTCTACCATGTCAGGCAGGCGTGTAGCGCAGTTTCCGGTTAACGATCTGACCGGTCCAGTAGAAGACGGCTTTGCCTTCGTACATCTCTTCAGCGTAGTAAACGTAGACGGTGCCGCCCTTGGGTGTCGAGGTGTCATGGTCGTAAACCTCGTCAACCGTAGGCAGTGTCAGGCGCTCTACCTTGTCCCAGGAGTATTGCGGCCAGGCTTCGTTGTACCACTTGAGTACTGCCTTGTCGTCTGCAAACGAGAACTTAACAGCAGACTTTCCATCTTTGTAAAGTTTTTCAATGTTCTGAAACTTCTTGTCCTCGATGTCAGTTCCCCAGCCAAACAAGTTATGGATCTTGAGTGTCTTACCCTTGTACCAGTCGTTGACCTTACAGGCTGCCAAGACTCGTTCGATCATCTCGGGGTAATCGGGCCGCTCAACCTTAAGGCGCTTTGCCTGTGTTTCAACTGCGATGAATGCCGACAGGTGCATCTTGGAATCCATCAGCATGAACGAATCAGGCTTGTGCTGGTTCCAGGCCTCCTCAATCTGCTTCATGGATTCTTTCTGTGAGACTCCACTGGGCTTGCGAGGGGCTTCCTTCGCCACCTTCTCTGCAACACAGGGCTCATCAAACTCCTCGTCCAGCAGGACCTTTTCTGTCGGGATTAGCAGGTGGCACTCATTGCGATCCACAATGGCACCGCCAACTGACTGCAGCCTCTTGACTGACTTGATGAAAGTGAAGTAGGGAACCCCCAGTTTCTGGGCAATGCCTTTAACGCCTCCAGGAATGTCGCAGTCGTAGCCTCTGCACGCCGAAGCAATCTGCATCCAGGTAATTTTCTGGGCTGGTGTCAGGATCTCGTTTTCGATCAGGTCATTCGGCACCTTGGTGAAGTAGCCACCAGAAGTGTCTGGGTGGATGATTTTCATGTGGTTTCAGGGGGGACTGATGGCTCCATCCTACCATAGTTGGACAGGTTGTCCACTGGACACGTTGTCCAATTTCAGTGGACAGGTTGTCCATCGCTGTTGGACAGATTGTCCATTTTTAGTGGACACGTTGTCCACCACATCTATATATAAGATTTAAAGAACTACATAAGATAAAGCCAATACTACGCGCGTGAGGGGATTGGAAGATTAGTCCATGCGAATGAAGAGGCCATCGAACTGGAGGGAGATCGCCAGACCCGCCTACGAGGAGGGTGGTGTTTCCATTGGTCGGATGATCATGTATGACCGCAGCAAGGAGCCAGAGATCTGGAGCCTTATCGGCCCTGCTGACATCTGGCCTCGTTGGTATCTCTACGCCTTTGCCACCTTGTATCGGGAAGACAACCCGAAGGAGTACGAGCGGCAGAAGCGCAACAAATGCAACGCCAAGCATCGAGCTGCACGCAAAGCTGTTGTGATGGAGGAGAGCCGAAAGCAAGCCCGCGAGGAACTTGGCCGTAGGCAGACCCGTAAAGATGCGGGACCCGAAACCTAGACCCCAGGAGGGACACGATGCCCCGACGGCGCATGGTAGAATGAAGCTAGCGACGGACACAAGCGCCGAAGCCAACAATACTAAAAGCTCGGAGCCTGTGCGGAGGGGGACGAGACACATAGGGTAAAGAGGCCCTATAGCCCAACAGTCGAAGAGAGTCCTGGTAGCTCACTCTTGCAGGTGAGTCAGCCATCCTCGAAAAGGACCCATAAGCCTTCCGAGCGGAGCAGGTGTTGCAAGGATGATGCGGCTAGCCCAGTTATCGGAGATTGATCAACTTTCAACTCAGCCGCCAGCGGTTCCCGCACGAGCTGTCCTGGAAACATTACGAACCCTTGCTCGACCGCATTCGGGCAGGGGATTTCGTAGTATGATGACAGAAAGAGACCCCAGGAGGGACACGATGATCCAAAGCTACTTCCGCATGGTGGCATCAGCCGTCAGCGTCATCTCGTACATGCTTCTGATCAACGGACACACCACGTACGGCGTAGTGGCTAATCTTGCGTGTCAGGTCTTGTTTGTTCCATTTGCACTGAAGGCAAAGGCCTACGACATGGTCGGGCTGTCCGCATTCTTTGGTGGCGTGAACATCCACGTTCTTGCCACGACTTGGCTTGCATGATAAGCTGGGAGGGTAAACCTCCAAGAGGAATCGAAATGACTACCATCCCCCATTTGAAAGGCTTGATCACCAAGGATATGGTGAAAACAATCGGCTCAGGATCGTATGCGGCGGAATATTGCCCATGGAGCAAGATCGCAGAGCTGATGCAAGTTCACGCTCCTGGCTGGATGCCCGAGTGCGTACCCAATACTGATGGCGACATCCTGCATAAAGCTCCTGTCGGCGGCTACCTGCAAATTCGCTTTGTTCATCTTGATGGAACGGCAACTCCTGCCTATCAGCAGGCTGTAATGGACAACCGTCACAAGAGCATCCCGTACGACAAGATCTCTTCACGGGACATCACTGACACTCAACGCCGTGGGTGGTGCCTTGCTGCTGCAGCCGTGTTCGGCATTGGTGTAGAGATGTGGACTCGTGACCCGCTGGAGTCTGGCTACCGTCATGACGCTGAGTCTGCCCCTGAGTCTGCCCCCGTCTCTGCCCCAAAGGCTGCCCCGGCTGCGAAAACGGCGGCCCCTGCTCCGGTGTCTGGTGGCACTTCTGAGGCAACGGAGGAGACGTTTCGCGAAGCGGCTCTGGCGAAAGGTGTCCACACAGTCGCAATCGACAAGCTCGTCGAGATCGTCAACACCAAGCTCGGCGGCGACTTCGCAAAGGGCATCGAAGGGGTCCTGGCAAAAAGCGCGGATGACCTCAACACCAAGTATGCCCCCAGCGACGACGCAGGCGAAGAGTGGTGATCTAGATCAGGCCTGCTTATTGTTGGCCCAATTTTTTAAAGGTAAAGTTATAGCCTGAGCCCTTGCGCTCGGGCTTTTTTGTTGGTACCATGTACAAGTAAACCTCAACGAGGAACCGAAATGACTGACGCACTCACCTATTGGCTTAATAATGCTGGTCGCAAACAGCTCGACAAAGAAACGACTCACGAGTTACTGGTCAAGCTCTCCAAGTTAGAGAAGGGCAGCAAGGAGTACACTAAGACCTTCAATCGAATCGTGGAGGGCAACCTTCTGCTTGTAGCAAAAACAGTGGAAACACTTTGCCGCCAGCGCTCCTCACTTCATTGGGGAGGCGAGGTCAGCCTTGACCTGCTGCAGGCTGGCTACTTTGGTCTCACGGTGGCCGTCGAGCGCTTTGACGTTACCCGCAAGTGCCGCCTCTCTACTATCGCTGTGCCATGGATCCGCCAGCGCTGCTGTCGTTGGCTGAATAACTTCGGAAACGCTGTGTACGTACCTGAGAGCACTCTGAGGGCCGCTTACCACTTCAAAAAGCACGGAGTATTCGCAGACAAGCCAAACCATCCCAAGGACAAGGCTCGTGTCTTTCAAGCTCTTGCCAGTATCAACGCAACGTCTCTTGACAAGAAGACTGGAAGCGAGGAAGACACCACCCTTGGTGAGCTTCTCCCCGCTCCAGAGGTAAAGCCAAACGAGCTCACCGCTTCTGACCGTCGTATCCTTGAGTTGAAGGAAATCATGGCTAAGGCCGGTATAGAACCCAAGGTCCAGGACCTGATGGTTGCTTATGCGGACACTGGTCGCGTTCAAACCGCTGCTAATCGCGTTAACATGACTCCTGCTCGTGCTGGTATCAAGATCAAGGCAGCTATCGCCCAGTGCCAGGCAGTCGCCTGATATACTGGGATTGTAATTACCTCTACGAGGAATCGAAATGGCTTCAATCTCACTGGGCGGCAAGATCACTGGCAAGCAAGGTGAACCCGCTGTTACCGTGCGTGAATTCGGCAATGGCGGCAAGATTGCTAAATTTTCTATGGTCGATAACGAGTACTTTTACTCAAAAGACGACGAGAAAAAGGGTCAATTTTACGCTGTAGAAGTGACCGGCAAGGCTGCTGATATTGTGGCCGACCGTCTCGAGCGTGGCGATCGTGTCGCTGTTCATGGTCAACTGGTTCAACGTGATTACAATGATCGAACCTACTTAGACGTAAAGAACGCGCGAGTTACGTTTCTAGAAGGCCGCAAAGATGGCGCTTCTGGTGGAACTGATCTTTTCTAATAGGCAAGCTAGGAAACCCTTTCTGACCGAACGATCTTGGGCTCCCTTTACAGGGGGCCTTTTTCGTGTATAATGGATTCATACCCAACGGAGAAACCCTATGAACATCTACGAAGCCGAAATGGCCCCAGGTACTACTGGTGTACTGATTGACGACACGCCGAAGCTGACGACAGCAACGGTTCGCCCCTTTGTCTGGTCGATCCTGATGTTCAGGACTGGCGTCAAAAGCTGGGAAGTCGTAAATGCGTTGTCTGCTGTCTGCAGTGTAGACGACATGAGGGTTCACGACGAAGACGAAGAAGAGCGTACCTGGGCAGAGATCTGCGTGGACACAGTTCTTGCTGAGATGGTCATAGAAGGTCTGCTTGACTACAACGACGAGGAAGACATGTGGGTGCTCCGCTACTCCCCTCAAGTGCTCCCTACGGTGATTAAAGCTGTTGCGGGGGTGAATGGTCGGATGCCTCAGCACTTCCTGCTTGAAATGGCACAGGAGCAGCGCTGACATGGCCCGCTATGGAAGGCAACGCAGAGCTAAGCGTAAGCGCAGGGAGCGCGAACACGAGCAATGGTTTAAGGAGCAATCAGAGGAGGCCCTAGACCCCAGGGGTGGCGAATTCGTCGTCCTTGTCTGGCCTGGTCCCACTAAGTCTGAGCCGATGAACTACTACAAGGCAATGGCCTTGTGGAAAGAGTCAGAAAAGGCTATGGTGTTCCGTAAGAACGATTTCTTTTGCAAGCAAAGCAATGGGTAGGACACTTTCCGATGGCAATTTCAAACCGAAGCCTTCTGTTGTTGCCAGGCAGGAGTTTATGCAGCAAGAGCCGCAACCTATGCGCTCGATGGCAAAAGGGACCGAGGTTCATGTCCGCTGTGGAGCTGGCTGGGCCAAAGGAACCGTGATAGAGTGGAGAAGGAATGGCATAGTATGCTATCTACCGAGGACTCGCGAATACCGCACTGTCTTCGACAACCGTTCCATCCGACTACCAGGAGATCCTCGATGGTGAGAAAAAGAGACCATTCCGCCTATACTTCTTGGGCAAACATGAAGCAAAGATGCTTCAACAAAAACAAGCCAGAGTACCATCATTATGGAGGCAGAGGTATTGGCGTATGCCAGGAATGGCTTGAGTTCGACAATTTTGCAAAGGACATGGGAGAGCGACCTCCTGGTTTAACGCTTGAGCGTCGAAATGTTAATGGAAATTACTGTCTGGAGAACTGCTTCTGGGCAACAAGAGAACAGCAGGACTATAATCGGCGTGGCTACGGAGCCTGTTCGTCGAAATGGGTAAGAAAGGTTAAGAGCGGTCGCTATGAAGCACGTTTTACGCATCCGATACTCAAGGAACTGATATCCTGTGGTTATTACGACACAGAGTTGGCAGCACATACGGCTGCTTGCGCCTGGAAACTTGCAACTTTTTGGAGGATTTGAAATGTCTGACATGGTGAACCGCCCCGCTCACTACTGCGAGGGCCGTAAATACGAACCACTGAAAGTTATCTCCGACTGGGAGCTCAATTATCGGCTCGGCTCAGCATTGAAATATATCTCCCGAGCTGGTCGCAAGGACCCCTCTAGGACGGTCGAAGACCTCAAGAAGGCAATCTTCTATCTAGATAGGGAAATCGAAGCTCTGGAGGGCACACGGGCGCCTTACAGCGTGACCTACGAGGACGTACTGCAGGATTATGCAGTATGTGCGGCCAGTGGCGAAGAACTGGTGGTCGAGTATGGCGTTCAGGACGTCGATGATCAACAACTGGACTACTGGGAAGCCGCTGACGACGAATGGGTGGCCTTCTGGGACTCTGATGATGATTACATGTGGGACCCATCACTGGGGCCTGTTGAGATCTCAGCAGAAGAGGTTAAGGAGATTCTCGCCAAGAAAGACCTTGATCGGTTCAGCGATGACGAGATCGTCAGCACGGTTGAGCGCCGTGGCATGGTCATTGGATTCAAGAAGAACGGCGACAGCTGTGTTCTGAGGAATGGTCAATGTGCATAGCGCTCGGTATTGTCTGGCCCATCTTGGGGTCAATCGCCTTCCTCGGTATCTTAGGCGAGATTAGCTGGCACTTAGATGATTACACTCGAGATCCGTCATCCTCTTTTCAGCAAGGCGAGACCTCGAGTAGCAAACGGTAGGGCTTATATGCCAAAGGCCTACCGTGACAACCAGACTCAGCTCCTGGCTAAGATCAAGGAGCAGTACGACGGGCCTCCATTAGAGGGGCCCCTTCGTGTTGAAATCGAACTACGTGGCGAAGGGCGTGGAGATATCGACAACATTGTCGGCGCCCTGTTTGATACCGTCAACAAAGTACTTTGGACTGACGATAGAGTAAGCATTATTCCTCAGCTCGAGGTTAGCTGGCAGAAGGCCAAAAAAATTGACTCCTGCTGGAAGATCAAGATTTACATGTTAGAATGTCAAGAGACCTTACTTTGAGGAAAAGTGGAAGTAGCTTACAACCAGAGCGAATTTGACTACAGGAGAGAGGAAGGCGTTAACCAGTCGAGTCTGAAAAAGATCCTGGAAAGTCCAGCCCACTACCAGGCAGCGTTGAAAAACAAGCTGATTCCTACTCCTGCGATGGAGATGGGTACAGCACTCCACTGCCTCACACTAGACGGTAGAGAAGCTTTTGATCGCCAGTACGTTCTGAAGCCAGCAGACATCAAGTTGACCACCAAGGAGGGCAAGGAATGGAAGGCCGCTCAAGGTCGCAAGAAGATTCTCAACACTGGCGGAAAGGATGATGCCTGGAATAGCGTTCTGGGCATGGACGAGTCATTGCGTCGCCTGGCCTACTTTGACCCTTCTCAGCCCGATTACATCAAGTACAACGAGGTCTCTGTCTACTGGGAATGGGAGGGCGTGCCGTGCAAGGCTCGTCTTGATCGGGTGGACATCGAGAATAACTTGGTGCTTGACCTGAAGACCACCGACAGTGTGGAGCCAGAACTCTTCACAAAGAAGGTCGTCGGCCTAGGGTATGACTTTCAGGCTGCCGCGTATTCCATCGCCGCAGAGGCCGCATTCGGGAAGCCGTTCAAGTTCATCTTTGCTTGTGTGGAGCGCAAGGCTCCGTATACTGTCAGCCTATTCGAGGTCTCTGATGAGATGATGGAGGAAGGGAAGAGGAAGTTCGACCGCGCTATTAGGATTTACAACGAATGCCAGGCCAGTGGCGAATGGCCTAACAAACCTGCTATGATCAACAAATTGACCTACCCATCCTGGTACCATCCTCATGGTAGAGTGGAAGAGTCGCCAGAGGACATTTTCTAATGAAAATCACCATCGAGCAAGACGGCCAATGGTGGGACTATAATGTCTACCACGAGAAGCGCCATCTTTGCGGCACTGCTTCCGATCTAAGTGACGTCCTGGGTGCTATCCTGGATGCATCCGATCGGATCAAAGAAACCCCACGCAACACACGGAGGAACCCATGAATCGCGAAGTCCACACCGCTAAGCTTGTTTCAATTACTCCCAAGGCAGAGGAGAACATCGTCTACATGGCCAGGGTGTCCAATCCTCAAAACCAGCACAACAGCGAGACAGCGCCACGTCTGATTCGCTACCTGCTCAAGCACAAGCACTTTTCGCCGTTCGAGATGGCCACCATGCAAGTGGAGATCAACACCACCCGTGCCATTGCTGCTCAGATCCTGCGCCATCGCAGTTTCTCTTTCCAAGAATTCTGCTTGGCTGGGAATGCCAGGATTACGGTCTCTAACGGCTCTGGCGGTGTCCAGCGGCTGCCGATCGAGGATCTTTACCAGAAGTGGAGCAACCCCTCCTTCAAGGCTCGCCATGCACGGTCTTATGACGATTCTGTTGGCCGTTTCATCGAGGC